ACTCTTTAGTATTTGAAAATATTAATTTAATTAGAAATACGACTCCTTATAGGTTTATTTCCAAAACCGGAACTTATAATTATGCATTTAATCCAATTAAGTATGAGGAACAACTTAATAAAATTTCTAGAGTTGATACTGGAAGAATTGATAATATCAACATAATTTCTGGCGGAGAAAATTATAAAGTTGGCGATAAAATTACTCTTTCCGAAGATGAATTTGGAAATAAATCCTATGCGGAAGTTTCAAAAGTAAAAGGAGTAACAGTATCGTCTATTTCTGCAATATCTGAGGAAATTCAGTATGTAGAATTTGGAACATCAAGAGATTTGATCACAATTGTTGGAGTTGCCTCCACTTCACACTCTTTGAAAGATCAAGATGTTATTAGTATAATAGGTTTAAATGAAATATTTACAAATAATCAAAAAAATGTTCAATCCAGAATTAATGTATTTACTAATGAATTATTCTTAACTCAAAATGTACCTGATGTTGCGACTGGTGGATTAATTGCGACGTTTGAAGTTGCTGGAAATTTAAATGATTATGCAATTAAATCAAATGATATTTACACAATTGGACAGGAAAAAGTACAAATATTATCTGTAAATAATGTATCATCATCTATAAGAGTTAAAAGAGAAGATGGAGGACCTGCTTATACGCAAGGTACAGTCTTAACAGAAAATCCCAGAAGATTTGAAATTAGTACTGTAAATTCTTCTTCTTACACTGCAAGTGAAAATATTTACCCCTCAAATAACGAAATATATTTTAATCCATTAGAAACGGTTGGAATTGGAACTGTTGGCATCACTACGTCTATATTCTTAGATACTGTTCCTTTAAATTATCAAGTTTCTATTAATACTGGAGCAATTACGGGATTAATATTTAACAATCCTCAAAATTCTTATCAATTTAAAATTGGTGATTATATTAGTTTAGTCGGTTCTACAGATTTTGATTTTGATGCCATACAAAAAGCGAGGGTTCTTAATGTCGGTGTTGGTTCAATAACGGTAGATTATGATTCTTCTCTGTTGTCTGGTATTGGTGTTACATCTTTTGTTATTAAATGGCAGACTCGTGAAATACCAATAAGATCTATTTACTTACCAAATCACAATTTAAATACGGGAGATAAAATTTCCTATCATAGAAATACTGGTTCTCCTCTCGGAATTTCAACAAATAAAGTAACTAACACTTCATTAATTGATGGTGATTTGTTGTATGTTTATAAGTTTGATAATGACCATATTGGAATTGCAAAAACTATTGTAGGATTAACAACAACAGGTGAATATTTGAATCCAAGCAATGGACAAAGTCTTTTGTATTTTACTTCTAGTGGAAGTGGAGTTTATCATAGTTTTAGAACAAATTATGATGTTAAGGTTGGAACAGTTGTTAAAAATATTGCCAGAATATCATCAACTAAGGAAAGTTCTCTTTTCTATAATGAAAACGTTGATGTTGTTGTTAAATCAAATGCAAATAGAGAGATTGTAATTAAATACAATAAGGAAAATAGAAGATTAATTGTTAATCCAAAACCATTTATTGCCGTTAATCTTGATAGTTCGATTACAATTAGTAATCACGAATTCTCTACAGGTGATAAAGTAATTCATACAACGGAAGACCCCGCTTCAGTCATTCCAGATAATCAAATTTATTATATTGTTGTAATAGATCCAGATACTATTAAATTGGCAACAACTTATTATAATGCAACTATACCAAATCCAATTACCATAACAATAACAGATACATCTTTTGGCGATATTTCTTTAGTCAATCCTGCAATAAAACTTTATAGAAATGAAACTGTTAGATTTAATTTAACCGATAAATCCTTATCTTTTACAAATAACGAAATTTCATATTCGGCATTTAAATTTAACATTTATAAAGACTCGGAATTTATTGAAGTCTTTACTAAAACAGAAGAAGATACTTTGTTCAGTGTAAGAAAATTTGGAAGAATTGGTATTACAAATAATGCTGCGGTTGAATTAAGAATCAGTGATAAAACACCTGAAAAATTATATTATAGATTTGAGTTGGATAATGTAAATTACAATGTTCCAAATTCTCAATCAGAATATATTTTAGATGAGGAAAATATTACTAATAATAGTACATTATTTGTTTTAGATAGTCTTTATAATGGAAGTTATAAAGTTTATAATGTTACAAATAATTATTTTGAGTACCTACTTAAGACTAAACCTGAAAAAACTTCATATTCAAATGTATCAGCATCTATTACATATGAAACTGACTCATATTCAACTTTAGGTGAAATATCAAAGGTTGATGTCTTATCTAGAGATAGAAAATATAGAATTTTACCTGGTATTACTTCCGTATCTTCTGAAACTGGTAATGGAGCGATTTTATTCCCATATAGTAAAAATATTGGCGCAGCTAAAAAAGTCAGAATTGAAAATATTGGATTCGATTATAGTTCAGACTATAGTTTAAGACCAACTGGAAATCTACCGCAAATCATCCAGGTAGAACCTCTAAGTATTTTCAAAGAAGTTTTTGTAACATCTATTGGTAAAAATTACACTACTACTCCAAATTTGATAGTTCTTGATGGTCTTACAAAGATTCAAGATAAACAAGCAGAATTAAAGTTTGTTCCGGAAGATTCTTTAGTCGAAATTATTCAAAATAGTTCTGGATTATATAATAAAACTCCATATATTATTCCCATTAACAATTCAAATGGAATTACTGTTCGAGCAGGTTCAGCATCATTTACACCAGAAACAAAAACTTTAAGACTTGTATTTACAACCCAATTTAATTCTCTATCAGATTTCCCATTTTCTAGGGGAGATAAAGTTTTACTTGAAAATTTTAGAATCAGTAGTTCTTTTGTAAATGAAAATGGAGAACTTGAAGATGTGACAAATGTTAGAGGAATTAACTCTGAAAATTATGAATATGCTTTATTTGAAGTAATTGAAGCAAATGGTGCGATTGGAGGAGCTGGTGCAAATATTGTAATTGATATGGCACCTTACTTAAAAGATGGAGAAGTTCCAGGAAAGTATGAACCATTTAACTCACTTGGATATGTTGTTCCTGAGAAGTATTTCCCGAAATTTAATGTTATACTTCAAAAGAATAATTTTATAATTGGCGAAGAAGTCATAACTTCAAGTGGTTATACTGGTATTGTAGAATATTGGGATAGAGAAAATGAGTTTGTTAGTGTTCTCGCTGACGATAAATTTGTAAGTGGAGATAGAATTACTGGAAAAACTTCCAATTTAAGTGGTGTTGTAGGTAAAGTTGAGTTTTTTGATGCTGAATATAGTACAAATTCATTCTCTGTTGTTCAAAGAGGGTGGGATACTAAAACAGGATTTTTAAATGATAATAATCAAAGAATTCATGATAGTGATTACTATCAATATTTTTCTTATGCACTAAAGTCAAAAACTCAAATTTCTGAATGGAATGATGCAGTTAGTAGCTTAAATCACACTGCAGGATTTAAGAAATTCGGAACATTGAATGTTGAATCTTCGACACCAAAAGCAGGTATTGCTACAGTTTCTTATTCTGAGTTGAACTCAGTTTCAGATTTCTTTGAAATAATTGATTTAAATTCATATCATAATTTTGATATGGTTTCCGAAAATGCATTTTTACTTGGTAATAAAATAGTATCCGATCAAATAATTTTCGATACTAGAGAAATTCAAGATTATTCTGAATCTGTTGGAAACAGAGTTTTGATGATAGATGATTTTAGTAATGAATTTAATAATCTTCCTAGAGCGGATAGATTTGCAGTTGTAGATAGATTCCCAATCTATCAGAGTAGACATAGAAAATATTTTGCTTATGTAAAAGACAAGTTATTCTTTAATGAAAGACAGTTTTCTATAATTTCTTTAATTCATGATAATTTGACAGGATATGTTAATCAATATGGAAGATTGGAAACTTTTGATGAACTTGGAACATTTGATTTTGTAGTCAATGGTGATGAAGGACAACTTCAGTTTAAACCATATGCTTATGAGTTTAATGATTATGATGTTGATTTAGTTTCATATAGTTTATTTGACACTTTTGTTGGATTGGGAAGTACTACTATCGATAGTTTTTCTTTAGGTGATATTGTTCGATTGAGCAATCGAGTAGATGTTCTACCCGCAAATTCAACAGACCCAATTACTATTGCAGAAATTCCAACAATTTACAGATCTTCTAAAATTATTCTTACATCAAATAGTGAAGATGGAGAATATAGAGAATCAACAGAATTGAATATTGTTCATGATAATATCAATGTTTATATTTCGGAATATGGAAAATTATTTACAGAAAATATTAATCCTCCAATTGGATTGTCAACATATAATGCGTATTTGTCTAGTGGAAAAGTTATAGTTGATCTTGTTCCATATGTTGGATATGCATCGACCATTGAAGTTAATACTTTAAAACTCGAAATCAGTGATAATAATGGAACTCAAGAAGATTCATTCTCACAAAGTAATATAAGGTTAGAATCTGGATTTGTTAATATTCCATCTTCACCGTCTCCAACTCAATATTTGGTTCATGATTATTCTTCCATTTATGGTGCTGGATATTATTATATTTCAGTTCAAGATACTAGTAATTTTACATATCAATCATTAGAACTTGTTACTTTAAGTACTCAACCAAGTTCTGGAATTTCAACTGTATTTTATACTCAATTTGGATCCGTAATAACCAATGATTCCTTACTCAGTCTTGGAACTTTTAGCACAGAAACTTTAAACAATAGAATTTATTTGTATTTTACACCTCTTCCGAATAAAAATATTGATATACGTTTTTATTATAATGGTATTAAAACTATAGACACAATAGATGATCCAGAAGCACCTCCATCTGAAGTTGTTGTTGATTTAAATGAAGCTCAGATTGTAAGTTTTAACGCTGATTATATTGGAACTGAAAATGCAATTAAGAGATCTTTCCAACTATATCATAAAAAACGTCCGATAATGAGAAGATCGTTTAGAGCAAACAGTTCTGCTTCAGTTGATTTACTTAGAGATAGAATTATTATTCCAAATCATTATTTTTCAACTGGGGAAGAAGTAACATATAGCTCTGGGGGAGATGAACCTGTTGGAATAGCAACTACAACTATTGCAGGAATTGGTCTGACAGATAAACTTCCTGAGAAATTATATATTGTCAAGGTTAATGATGTTTCAGTTAGAGTTGCTGCTTCTGCATCCGAAGCATTAAAACCATTCCCACAATATTTAAACTTGACTAGTTATGGAATTGGATCATTGCATTCATTGACTGGAAAGAGAGGTAATAGTAGATCATTAATTACTATTGATAATATGATACAATCTCCCATTGTATCGACTTCGACTACAACTAGACTTGCTGCAGATATTGCTCTTAAAGATATTAGAATAAAAGTTGAAGATCCTAGCGCATTTATTGGTGGTGATATTTTTAAGGTCAATGATGAGATTATTAGAGTTAAAGTTGTAGGATTTGGTTCAACTAATACATTATTAGTTAATAGATTTTGGATGGGAACATTCCCAGGAATTCATAGTGAAGGTGATGTTTGCCTTAAACTTAAAGGTGATTATAATATTGTCAATAATACTATAAATTTCTACGATGCTCCATATGGAAAAGTTCCTGTTGTTCCAGAAAATCCAAGATATGATGAAGTAGATTATACCGGTATTACAACTTACTCTACTTTCTCTGGAAGAATATTTAATAAATCTGGAGTAACGAATACTTCTTCAGCAACTTATAGTGATAATATTCTTTTGGATGATATTTCTGAACAATTTACTGGCATCACAACAATCTTTAATTTAAAAAATAATAATGAGCCTATAACTGGAATATCAACTTCAAACTTATTCGTTCTAGTCAAAGATATTTTCCAGATTCCAAATAATGAGTTGAAGACAAGAGGTGCATTTGAATTAGGTCAAAATTTGAGTGGAGAAACTACCATAGTCTTTAATCAAGAAGATCAAATCACAAATATTAGTGATATTAATATCACTAATATTCCATCTGGTGGTATTATCTTGAGTATCGGTTCAACATTTGGTTCAGGATATCAACCATTAAAAGCAGCAGCAGGTATTGCACAAGTTAATAATTTGGGAATCATAACTTCCGTATCAGTAGGTTATACTGGTTCTGGATATAGAATAACTGGCAGAAAAGAAATATTAGTTTCTGCAGCATCAACCGTTGCAATTGGAACAGATATTATTCCAATTATTCCAGAAAGAGGATTGTTTGATAAACTTCAATATTCGAGTGAAAATAGTTGTAATATTGGAATAGGAACTACCTTACATTCTGTTTCCATTATTTCTTACAATTCTGTAGGATCGACTATTAAAATTTCCAAAAATACTGATGTAGTCATTCCAAGTTCTACTCCTATATCAATATTCTTAGATTCATTGACTACTGAACTTGTTGATATTGGAATAAGAGTTGGAAGTAATGCAAATTATGAAAATACTTATATTGGATTCACAACTACTATAAGTGGTTCAATCTCTACTGATTTTAGTTTAATTAATCCTGGCATTTCTTACACCAGTTTCTATAATAAGTTTGATACAAAAGCAACTATTTCGGTTTCTTCTGGGTCTACAGTGATTTATTTGAATAGTATTAATGATACTTTGCCCGGTGACTATGTTTCCATAAATTCTCTGCTAAGAAAGATAGTAAGTGTTGGTAATACTTTTGTTGAAACTCAATCTCCATTTGGATTTGCAATTTCTTCAGGAGATAAAGTTGATATTCAAAAATATTCTCCACCTGAAGTTGTATTCGATTCTCCACTCGGTTATTCGGATATTCCTTTAATTTATAGTTCTTCTTCTGGTTCTAGTGGAATAGGAACTGGTGCGAAAGTTAAAGTTGTTGTCGGTGAAAATGGTAGTGTTATTGACTTTGAAATGCAGAATAATGGATATGCTTATAAAAAAGGAGATGTACTGACGATTCCCGTGAATGGAAACTCTGGTATTCCTCTCGATTCATCACTTCCCTTTGAAGAATTTAAAGTATTCGTGGATAGTGTTTATAACACTAAATTCTCTGGTTGGTCTATTGGTGATCTTCAGGTTATTGATAATTTTGATGACTTATTTGATGGTAATAGACAAATTTTCCCAATCAGGATTAATGGATCTGCAAGATCTATTAGAGCCAAGAGAGGGTCTACCATTGATGTTCAAGCAACCTTAATTGTCTTGTTCAATGATATACTTCAAGTTCCTGGGCAAGGATATGTTTTTAAAGGAGGAAGTATTATATACTTCCCAGAACCACCAAAATATGGAGATACTGCTTCTATAATTTTCTATAGAGGAAATGAAGAGGTTGATGTTGTTGATGTGGACATCTTAGAAACGGTTGAGATAGGGGATGGATTAAGAATTACTAGCGATCAAAAGAGATACAATGAAAATGAAAGAATTGTAACAGATGTCGTTTCCTCTGATTATGCAAATACTAATCCATATTCAGATAGGGGAATTTCTCAAGATTTTAATTTCCTAAGACCCGTCATTTTAACAAAACAAAATGTCGACCTAGTTGTTGATGGCACAAACGTTGGAAAGGATAGAATATATTATGAACCAAGTATATACCCATCTGCAACAATCATTCAAGATGTTGGTGTAGCAAGTAGTGAAATTTATGTTGATTCGCTAAAAACTTTCTTTGATAATGATTCTGAAAATATTATTGACAAAGATAGATTTATTATTAAGATAATAGATCAAACACCTTTGAGAGGTGCCATAGCAGTCAGTCAAGTTCCTGGTAGTGGATCAGTTTCATCAGTAGATGTTACTGATGGTGGATATGGATATACTGATGTCCCTAAGGTTTCAATAGAACCTCCACCAACCGCAACAGGAATTGCATATTCAATGACAGTAAATTCTATATTAAACATTTCTGGAGTTTCAACCTCATCAATATCCAATGCTATTCTTGGGGAGCAAATAACTGGCACTGAAAGTGAATGTATTGCTGTTTTATCAACCAAAATTGATAATGTATCTTTATCATATATTCCATTAAATTATTCCAATTTTAAACTAAATGAAGAGATTAGATTTGAAACTTCTGGATTATCTGCGCAAATAACAACTTTAAGTGATTTTGATTTTGCTGTCGGAATTGCTTCAGTTGTTGATGGTGTAGTGACTGAAGTTCAAATAACCAATCCTGGATATGGATATACCTATGGACCTATCAATAATTTAGTTGTTAAAAATAATGGAACTGGTTATCCAGAAACATTAAATCCATCAAATAGCGTATTTTATAATGCTAGACTTAAATCCGTCACTGGAACTGGAAATAATGCAACAGCCAACATTATTATTGGTATTGATCCAATTACTTCAAATCCTGTTGTTTCTGAATTTGAAATAACTAATTCTGGTTATAATTATAGTATAGGTGACATCTTAAAAGTCGATACTTTTGATAATATTGGAGTCGGTCTTACTAATAGAAATAAGACTCTTACTTCTCCAATACTATTTGAAGTTTCTCAGATAAAAACTCCTAATGTTATTATTGATCCACCAACTCCAAAAACTGAGATTATTAAGAATATTTCATTTAATGGAGATTTTGGTAGTATTGTTGGCATAGGAACAACAATTATTGGCGCATCAAGTAATGCTTTAATATTTGATTTGTATATTCCTGAAGATTCTTATCTTAGAGATAATGAAATTATTGGAGATACAGCTGTTGGTGCTGCAATTACAATTAGTCAATTGCAACCTGGAGATTATTTTGTTGTAACTAATTCCACAATAGGTAATGGCATTGAAACGCTTTCAAATGATGGAAATGTGATAGGAATTGCCGATGATTATATTAATAACGTATATCAAGTTTATTCAAATCAAATAACTAGAAAATTAGTTTCAGCAAGTGGTATTGGTACAGTTTATGTTAATAGTGTTACAACTCTTGTTAGTTCTTTTGTTCCAGATATTTTAGATATCTCATTGTATGATTCAACTTATGGTAATTACAGTTGGGGTAAGATTGGAAATCTATCAAATAGAATTTCTCCAGAAGAGTTTAAAACATATCAAAATGTTACATCTGGAATTGGTTCAAATCCAATAATCCAGAGATTAAATCCATTAAAATATTTTGGTTACTCAACTTGATAAATAGATAAAAAAACGATAAAATGTCCGCAATTATAACTGATCAACTTAGGATATCGAATGCTTTAAGTTTTTTGGATAAGGTTAATAATACCTCATCTAATTCATATTATGTTTTTCTAGGCCTTTCGAATCCAACAGACTATTTGAGTACTTGGGAAAATAATCCACCATTTCAACGTGACAATTTCAACGAAGAAAATAAATGTTGGGATACTATGTTTTCCTTGAAAAAGATTTTTCCAAGTGATGTTTCTCCTGTAGTTAGAAGAATTAATTGGGAATCTGGTAGAATATATGATATGTATAGGCATGACATTAGCATTGATAAGAGAGCAAACCAAACCAATTCAACTTCATTATATACTTCAGATTATTATGTCGTAACCAAAGATTATAGGGTTTATATTTGCCTTCAAAATGGCACTAGTCCAGAATCTTTAAATGGTAACCCATCCTTAGATGAGCCAACATTTACTGATTTGGAGCCAAGGGCAGCAGGTACTAGTGGTGATGGTTATATTTGGAAATATCTCTATACAATTAGACCTAATGAGATTGTTAAGTTTGATAGTACTAATTTCATTCCAGTACCAAAGAATTGGACAACTAATCAAGAAAATGCTGCGGTTAGATTGAATGCCGCTTCAAGTGGTCAATTAAAAATTATTAATGTCACATCCAGAGGTTCCAATCTTGGTGCGCCTGGTCTATATCAAAACATTCCCATAAAGGGAGATGGGCAAGGAGCAACCGCTACAATCGTCGTTGGTAGCGATAATACCGTAGATAGGATATTTGTTTCCAATGGAGGTTCTGGATACACATTTGGAACAGTTGATTTGGAAAATTCTGGTCTATTTCTTGTAGATCCTCCAAAATTTGACGTAATAATTCCACCAAAAGGAGGTCATGGAGCGAACATTTACAGAGAGTTAGGTTCTACAAATGTTTTGATTTATTCAAGAATTGAAAATGATATTGGAGATCCTGATTTTATTGTTGGAAATAAAATCTCTAGAATTGGAATAGTTGAGAACCCAGAGGCATTTGATTCTACATCTATCTTAAATAAAGAAAAAGCAAGTGCTGTTTATGCACTAAAATTAAAAGAACCTGGGTCAAGTTCTGCAGTTATTCCAGCAAATGTCACATTTACTCAACAAATTGTCGGAGTTGGAACTGCTGTTGGAAGATGTGTTTCATATGATAATGAAACTGGTGTATTAAAATTCTGGCAAGATAGAACTTTGTATGGATATACAACATCATTGCTTGGAATTCAAACAAATGCACCATATGGTTTATCTCAAAATCAATTTACTGGAGGGACGATTTTAGTCAATTCCAACACTATTGAAATTGATACTAATTTTAGTGGTATATCTACTGCAATAAATAATGGTATTATTTACCTAGGACAAAATTTTAATAATGGCATAGCAAATCCAGAGGTAAAAAAACACACCGGAAACATCATTTATGTTGACAATAGACCATCTATAAGTAGGTCTCCAAATCAGAAAGAAGATATCAAAGTTATTTTGCAATTTTAATCTATCATGCCACAAGAAACTAATCTCAACGTTACTCCATACTTTGATGATTTTGATGATCAAAAGAACTATTATAAAGTATTATTCAAACCTGGATATCCCATTCAGGCTAGAGAATTAACAACTTTACAATCAATTCTTCAAAATCAAATTGAAAAATTTGGTTCTCATATTTTCAAAGAAGGGTCACCAGTTCTTGGCGGTAATGTATCGTATAATAACTATTACGAAGGAATTCAAGTTGAACCAAGTTACTTAGGATTATCTGTAGAATCGTATTTAAGTAGTCTTATAGGAAAATATGTTATAGGGCAAGATTCTAAGGTTAAGGCAAAAGTTGAATATATATTGCCAGCAAATGAGTCTCCAACTGGCAATACGATTGTTTATATTTCATATCGTGATTCTAATATTAAAAATACAAGACAATTTGATAATGGAGAAGTTCTCTTAACTGAAAGTGATGTCCCATTTGTTGCAGGTGGAGTCACAACTATTCAAGCAGGACAAGGCATCTGTAAAGTAATAACAGATAATTCTTCCATTATTGGTTCTTCAATACATATTTCTTCTGGTGTTTATTTTATTAGAGGTTATTTTGTAAATGTTGATGAAGAAATTTTACTTCTTGATCCAGTTTCAAACAATGTTAATTACAGCGTTGGTTTAAAAATATTTGAAGATATTGTTACATTTGATGATGATGATACACTAGCAGACAATTCTCAGGGATTTTCTAATTATGCTGCCCCAGGTGCAGATAGATTTTCTATCAAGGTAAGACTAGCAAAGTATTCTATTAATGAAAATCAAGATGAAGGATACATAGAATTATTCAAAATTAGAGATGGTCTTCCCGATAAAGTTCAAAAAGATGCAGAATATAATCTGCTTGCCAATGAATTTGCAAGAAGAACTTATGATGAATCTGGAGACTACTATGTTACTCCATTCTCATTAACTGTTAATGAGTCATTAGATAATCTAAAAGGTAATAAAGGTATTTTTAAAGAGGGTCAAGTTACTTACGGAAATAATAATCCAAGTGAGTCATTAGGCGTTTACAAACTATCTCCAGGCAAAGCTTATATTAGAGGATTTGAAGTAGATGTCCCAAATCCAACATTTATTGATTTTCAAAAACCAAGAGTTGTTAAGACTTTAACTAATCAAAGTCTAGTCTATACTACTGGTTCTACATTTACTTTAAATAGAGTTCACGGAACTCCCTCATTGGGAATTTCAACTGATTATACATTAAGTCTTAGATCAGAAAGAGTTGGAAGTAATATTAATTTACCCCCAGGGAAAGAAATTGGCATTGCAAGAGTTTATGATTTTGCATTAGAGTCTGGATCATATAACCCAGCAAACCAAAATATAAATGAATGGGATATAACTTTATTTGATGTTCAACCATATATTGAACTTTATCTCAATGACCCTATTAGCTTACAGGTTCCTACCTTTATTAAAGGAAGTTCTAGTGGAGCCACTGCATTTTTAACAAATACAATTACTAATTCTGGAATTGTTACTGCATATAATGTCAGCGGAAAATTCCTAAAAGGTGAGAGATTAAGCTTTGATGGGATTCAAAATAATAGAATCATTTCCTCAATAACATCATATGATATTAATAACGTAAAATCAATTTATGGAATAGTTGGAACTGCATCTACTTTTACTGGCGACGTAACTCAAAAAACAAAATCTTTTGTTGGACCAGTAGAAATAAGCACATATCTTTCTGGAATAAGTACAGTAACAAGTTCTGATTTTGTATTTAATAAATTTGTATCTGAGAATGATATTGTATCTTTCTCTACCCCAGGTCTTGTAGATCCGACTTATGCTAAAGTTGTATCGGTTGGAGAAAAAACATTAACCATTACTCAAGTTCAACCAGTATTAGGTATTTGCAACAGCACCTTACCATCATCTATCCCTGGACTAACAGTTTCTGATTTTAGAATCTTAACATCAACACTACAAACTTCCACGGACAATACTCTATATACTGTTTTCCCTCATAACAAAATTGCCTCAACTAATTTAGAAAATTCAGAAATTATTATTAGAAGGCAAAAAACTATTAGTATCACCAATAATAGTTCAGAAACAATTGTTCTTGAAGATGATGAAAGATTTTTACCATATGATGAAGAAAGGTATTCTTTAATATATGAAAATGGAAATACAGATCCTTTAACTGGAGATAAGATCTATATTACTTTAGGTGGCCAAAGTTTAAAGGTTAATGGATTATCTGTTGAGAGTGGAACAGCAAAATTAACATATACAATCAAAAAATTAAACGTAAGCGCAAAAGTTAAAACTAGAAATAGAGTCAATACAATTGTTGTAGATAAATCAAAGTATAATTTCTCTGGAATTGGCCAGACAACTATTAATGATGGATTAACTTTTGGCAATTATCCTTATGGAACTAGAGTTCACGATGAGGAGATTTGTCTCCTTTATCCAGATATTATAAAATTATTGGGAGTATTTGAGACTTCAAGCGCAACTGAATCTCCTACACTTCCCACAGTGACAATGAGTTTATCGGAAGCAACTACTTCTAGTCTGATTTTTGGAGAAGAATTTGTCGGTGAGCAAAGTAATTGCGTTGGTATTTTAGTTGAAAAAATTGATAGTAATACAATAAGTTATATTAGTTTAAATTCTTCAAACTTATCAATCAATGAGAGAATAAGATTTAAAGAATCTCAAATTGTTGGTGTTATAAATTCATTAGGTCAAGGAAATTGCAAAAATATAACAAATGATTATACACTGAATAATGGTCAAAGAGATACTTTTTATGATTATGGAAGAATTGTCAGAAAATCAACAGCAAGAGAACCTCGTAAAAAGTTAAAAATTGTATTTGAGTCTGCAGATTTTTCATCTTCCGATAAGGGTAGTTTTGTAACCGTTGATTCTTATAAGCAATTTGATTATTGCGATATACCTTCTGTAAATAATTTAAAAAATTATAACATTTTTGATTTAAGACCTAGAGTTTCTCAATATGTTGCACAAGAGGGGTCAAGATCACCATTTGAATCTTTATCGAACAATTTTATAAACCAAAGTAATCAAAACACTCCTATTTTAGCATCCGATGAAGATATTGTTTTAGATTACTCGTATTACTTACCAAGAATTGACAAAATTATTCTATCAAAAGATCGTCAGTTCCAATTATTGATTGGTGACCCTGCAGAAAATCCTCAGGCACCTCTCAATCTAACGGAGTCTTTAGATATTGCAACTATCACTCTTCCAGCATATCTATGTTCTTATGAGAATGTTGGAATTAATATGGCGCAACATAAGCGTTATAGAATGAGTGATATTAAAAAACTAGAAGATAGAATTAAAAATCTTGAGTTTTATACTACTCTATCTTTACTTGAAACAGAAACTGCCAACTTCACAATTAAAGATGCAAACGGTTTAGATAGATTTAAATCTGGATTCTTTGTCGACAATTTTACTACATTAATATCTCAAAAAGTAACTCAGAATACAAAAAATGCTATTGATGTTGAAAATGGACAACTAAGACCATCTGTTTATACTACTTCCATAGATTTGATTCTTGGTCACACAGATGTTAATGGAGTTATAAACTTCAATAATAATGACTTTGATTACAAATCAAATCAATCTATAGTTGGTTCTAATGTTAAAAAGTCTGTCGGACCTGTAGGAAAAGGTATTTTAACCTTAGACTACTCCGAAACTGAAGAAATCATTCAGCCTTATGCAACTAGAGTCGAAAATGTTACTCCATACTTAGTAACTTTCTATGGTGGTATTGCTGATATAAATCCTTCTTCTGATATTTGGATGGATCCAATAGTTTTAGATCCAATCAATCTTGGTATACAAGAGGAAATAAAAACAATCAACGTTGATTTACAATCTTCCCCCGATCCAAATTCTGGATGGGCTCCTATGATTTTTGGATCTTGGGAAACTTCTTGGACTAATGTTTCTGCTCCAAAAGAAGTTTCCAGAGGAGAAAAATATTTCTCAGATGGAAAGTGGTATCAAGACGTCATTTATGCTACAGATAAAACTGGAACTTCAAAAAGAACTGGAACTACAAATAGAGTAACATATACTGATACTCCAGTATCATATGGAAACAATCTAGTAAACATTGACATTGCGACTTATTGCAGATCTAGAAATATTGAGATAGTTTCTAGAAAGTTAAAACCATTCACTGAAATGTATACATTCTTTGATGGTCAGGACGTCAGTAGATTTATGGTTCCAAAACTTGTTGAAATACAAATGGAATCAGGAGTATTTCAAGTTGGCGAAACTATAGAAACTCAATCAAGTTCTTTATCATCTTCTGATCCTTTCATTAGGTTTAGACTTTGTCAAACAAATCATAAGGCAGGTAGATATGATTCTCCGACAGAAATATATGAGTTAAATCCATATGATAGAACTTCTACCATACCATCAAGTTATTCTGCATCTTCAACAATTTTAAATATTGACACCTTTATTCTTGCAGAACAATCCATTGGTAATTTCTATGGTTATATTGCTTCTGGAATGAGACTTATTGGTAAGACAAGTGGTGCTGTTGCAGTTGTACAAAATGTTAGATTGGTTACTGATAATGTAGGAAATATTATATGTTCATTGTTCATTCCAAATTCTTCTGTTCCTAGTAACCCAAGATTTAGAACTGGTACAAAGTTATTAAGACTTTCAAGTCTTTCGTCTAATTCTATGGTTCCAGGTCTTTTGAATAGTTTGGCGGAAACTTCATTCTATGCCCAAGGTACAATTACATCAACTCAAGAAACCATTGGAACTCTTAGAAATACATTAAGAGAATCTGGAACTTTGACTCAGTCTGTTCCATCATCTACTACTGATTTTTCACAACCAATAAGAGTAGAAGTTCCTGCGCCACCTCCTGTACCTCAACCCACTCCATACCCAACTCCATCTCCAGAACCTACTCCAGAACCAAAACCTTCACCAAGTCCATCCCCAACCCCATCTCCCTTACCTTCTCCTTCCCCAGAACCAGGTCCAAGTCCTTCACCAGGTCCAAGTCCTTCACCTGGTCCAAGTCCTTCACCTGGTCCAAGTCCTTCCCCAAGTCCAATTTCCAGTCAAATTGAACAATTTAAATTATATACAACACCTGGAACTTATACATTCACTGTTCCAAAAGGAGTTACTTCCATTGAATCCTCCGGCGTTGGTGGAGGTGGTGGTGGTGGATTTGGAAGATCTGGAAAACCAGGCGGTGGCGGCGCAGGCGGTGGCACTTGTTCTAGAATCATCACAGTTACTCCAGGTGAAGTATTAACAGTTGTTGTTGGAGCAGGTGGTAGAGGTGCAACTTCAGAAGTTAAAGCCGAAGATGGTCAATCAAGCTATATTTTAAATAAGAATGTAACTGCTAAAGGTGGTTCCGGTGGTTCAAGTTCCTCTAAGGGATTTGGTGGTGAAACCAGCGGTGGCGGTGGAAAGGGTGAAGATGGAAAATATGATTCATCTGATGATAAAAAAGGTGGTTATGGTGGCGGCGCAGGACGTGTTGGTGGCGGAAATTGTGGACATTCCACTCCCAAAACTTGCACATCATTAACAGGTGGTCCTGGCGGAAATGGTATTAAATTTGCTGGCGCTGGCGGCGGCCCTGGTTCAATTCCAGAATGTAGTGATGAAAAAGGTGGAACTGGTGGCACCTATGGCGGTGGCGGTGGCGGAGGAATCAATCAGGGTTCTGGTGGAAATGGAGCTCCTGGTGCGTTCTTACTGAAATGGAAAGAATCCACAAGTACGGCTTCTTCCAATATGATTCCACCTGTTGGATTAGATCCACTGGCACAGTCATTTACTATTACTGCCCCTGAAGGAAGATTTGTAACTGCTGTGGATATATTCTTACAATCTAAAGATGATGTTCTTCCTCTAATCGTGGAACTTCGACCAATGTCTCTTGGTCTTCCAACGGGAGAAATTTATCCATTCAGTCAGGTTGTTTTATATCCAAAAGATATTCAAATTTCCGAAGATGGTTCTGTTGCAACTAGAGTCCAATTTGATGCTCCAGTATATCTTAGTGGAAATAAAGAACACGCTTTAGTTATAAAATCAGATTCTACAGATTATTATGCTTGGATTTCAAGATTAGGTGAAGTCGATATTACTACTGCTTCATTGCCAGAATCTGGTAGAATTATAATTTCAAACCAACCAGATATTAGTAAAGTTGGTGTTTTATTCAAATCACAAAATGCATCAACTTGGACTCCAAGTCAGTATGAAGATTTGAAATTCACATTATATTCTGCAGTTTTCCAAACTAGCGGAAATGTAAGTTTCTTTAATCCAGATCTTACTGAAAATAATCAACAAGTTTCAACTCTTTCTAATAATCCTTTTGAAATTTCTTCAAAGAGAATTAAAGTAAGTATTTCAAGTACTTTGAGTGACCCTGATTTCAAACTAGGAAATACTATTGTTCAAAGAGTAACTGGAGCAACTGGAAATTATGTCGGTGCTGCAGGTTCAATTGCAAGTATTTCTATTACCAATTCTGGAATCGGATATACTCCTTCAAATGGAACCGCATTTGTATATGAAAATGTTATACTGGCAAATTCCACCTCAAGTGGAAAAAATGCAACTGCCGATATTACAATAGGAACAGATATTGATGGAAATAATGGTGTTGCGATTGCAGCAACCATTAGAAGTGGTGGATATGGATATCAGAAAGGTGATGTTCTTTCAGTAGATCAACTTGGCAACCAAACTTTAGGTAGAAACTTGTTAATTACTGTAGATAATATTTCAGCATATAATCAACTTATTATTGACAATGTTCAAGGAGATTTCTTGACTGGAATTGGATACACTTTAAGATATACTAAGAATACTGGAATTAATACGGATCTAAATTATAGTTATACATCTCCAGTTTACATTCAAGACATTGAAGTTGAAACTGATGGTTTGCACATTAAGGTTAATCATCCAAATCACGGAATGCATTCTGAAATTAACACAGTATTAATTTCAAATGTACAATCTGACATTTTACCAACTACCCTAGCATTAGATCTTGATGCATCAGATGTAACTTCTGCAATTTCTATAGGTTCCACTTCCGATTTTGTAAAATTTGAGAATGTATCAGTTGGAACTACTACTCCAGGATATATTTTAATTAATAATGAGATTATTCAATATACTGGAATTAATGGAAATCAACTAACTGGAATAACCCGAGGATTTGATAATACTCAAATCCAAAGATATTTCTCAGGAACATCTGTTTATAAGTATGAATTAAATGGCATTTCTTTGAGAAGAATTAATAAAACACACGAACTTCAAGATTCTAGTGTTTTAAATCCAATAGGATTGGATTATTATCATTTGAAAATGAATACATCTGATAGACCTACATCATTACCAAATTTATATTTCTATGATTCCAAATCAGCAGGTGGTTCTAACATTAAGGCAACTAAGAATATTCAGTTTGAAATTATTAAACCAAATATTCAAACTCAAATTCTACCAGGAACAAGTATTGTTTCTGATATGAGATCTGTTTCTGCAACTAGTGTTAGTGGAACAGAGCCTTCTTTTGTTGATCAAGGATATGAAAGAATTGAATTTAATGTTGATAATTATGTCACATCTAGTAGATTAGTTTGTTCTAAAATTAATGAAAACACTAAATTATCTGCTCAACCAGCAAATAAATCACTAGAAATAAGAGCATTTTTATCAACAGAAAACGACAGAATTAGTCCAGTTATTGATTTGGATAGAACTGGAGCAATTCTCGTGACAAATAGGATTAATAACCCAATTTCTGATTTTATAAATGATTCACGCCCATCTACTTTGAATAAGGATCCAATAGCATTTTCTTATGCAACTAATCCTATTAGTTTGGAAGTTGCAGCAACTTCATTGAGAATATATGTTGCCGGATATATCAATAGAAATTCCGACTTAAGAGCATTTTATGCAATTCTTAAGGATCCAACCGAAGATCCTATTTACTATCCATTCCCCGGATATTCAAATAGAATTACTTCTGGAGAAATAATTGATATTAATAATAGTGACGGCACTCCAGATAAATTTGTTGCAAATAATGATATTTTTGGAAATGGAAATTCCCAAAATTATTTTAAAGATTATGAATTTAGCATTGACAATCTTGCAGCATTTAGATATTTTAGTATCAAATTAGTTGCATCCTCAAACATTCAGGTGTATCCACCTAAATTAAGAGATCTTAGAGTTATTGCACTGGCTTAATAATATGAATTACAGTAAAGTTAAAGGTTATGATCATCTAATAAGGGATGAATCAACAAAATCTATTATAAACACAAATGTTTCGGAGTATGAAAATTATATGCAAATGAAAGAGATTAAACAAAAAGAGTCTCAAAAGATACAGAAAATTGAAGATGATTTGAATAGTCTTAAGGATGATATTAATGATATCAAAAATTTACTTAGGAAACTTGCAAATGATTGACCCCAACGAAATTGATCTAGAAAATATTAATAAACTCTTTGAATATGAAAAAATTTCTAGAGATATAGATAGTATAGATGATATTGAATTAATTAAAAATTTTGCAAAAGCATATGCTAGATTATATCTAAAACAGCAAGAAGTTGTATCTAAACTATAATGGCACAACCATCCTCAAGACAAGAACTTATAGATTATTGCTTAAGAAAATTGGGAGCACCAGTTTTAGAGATTAATGTTGCTCAGGAACAGATTGAAGATCTTGTTGATGATGCCGTGCAATTTTTTCAAGAAAGGCATTTTGATGGCGTAGTTCAAAATTACTTGAAATATCAAATTACACAAGAAGATATTGATAGGGGTAGAGGTAAAGTAGGAATTGCTACGACATCCGTAAGTAATACTATAAACTCAATAACAACCCAATATGATTATAAAGAAAATAGTAATTATTTACCAATACCTTCGAATGTCATTGGTGTAAATAAA